TTTTTATAATCTGTTTTTTTGCTCATAAGTAAGCCTGACCGATATCAAAGTTTGGTAAAAGCTCTTTAAGCTCTAGTAAAACATCATATATCGATTTGCTTTCTAGTTCACAAATTGCCCGAGATACAACAAAAGCGGCTTGCCTGTTACCGGTACTATCTAGGACCGCAATCACTTCCCCGCTTTGGGTCATGTACTTAGGAATATGACAAGCGATATCTTTGACATGGGGTTTATTTACTTTGTCGGTGTAAAGCTCGACAACAAAGGTCGTGATATTCGCTCGACCTAATTTAACGGCCATTTGATCTGTAATCAAGATCATTGTAACCGCATTTTCTTTTAATTCCTTGACGGTGACCTTATTATCACCGATAAAGATATTCTCTCTTACTTTAACTAGCATAATTTATCCTTTCAAAAACTCGCGCCATTGTTCGGCAATCTTTTTCTTGCCAAATAATTTGACCGCGGTCTTGCGCCCATACGTTGAAATTTTTTGGGCTAATTTATAATTTTTTGTGAGTGTATTGATTTTGTCGCGCATATCTTGAACACTATCGCAAATATACCCATTAACACCGTCTTTGATAATTTCGTCAACCTCATAAAAATCAATTGGTTCAAATTGAGAGCAATGAGCGATCTTTTTACTAAAAGCAATCACGGGGATTCCTAACATCATGGCTTCAATGAATGAGAGGGTGTAGGATGCCGGCCAAGTTCCGCTATAAACAAAACATCGAGCGCGTTTTAATACCTCAAGCATTTTGTTATAACTAACCTCGCCACCGTTAAATCGTCCTAGGTCATTATTTCCGGTCCCGTAAATCATCGAATTAAATCCTATGATCGATCCCATGATTTCGTCATAATGCACAAACGCCCCTCTACCTTTTAGGCTTTGGGTAAAATTAACCACTTCGTCCGTATCTCCAACCCATCCGTGATAAATGTCCGGATCCTTGTAAAATCTAATCATGGCATCACCACCAATATAATTTTTGATGTTTTCTTCTTTGGGGGAATACCTAATAATTTGTAAACCTTCTTTTCTAGCTTGGGCGAGTTTGTTTTCTACGTTAGGGGTAGATTGGCCAATCGTGCGCCAAATAACTCGTTTATGTTTGATATTTTCCCAATTATTAGTTATCACCTCGGGGGTATGCATGACAATAATTACGTCAAAAGGTTCTATCATTTCCGGGGGCAATTTTGTTTTAGGATTTTCCGTGGCAAGTTTGACCATTTTGTCCCACTTGACGGCGTCATCTATTCCGGGGCGGGGAAGTGTAACATGACCTTTAGGATCTAAATATGCCCCATTCGAAAAAACGTCATGGCCTAATTCTGTTAAAAGTTTGACTTCGTCATATTCTAAAACTGAGTGACAGGATATATAGTGAATTTTCATAGTTTTATTGTAATCTTAATGTAATATCTTTGTCAAGCGCTCTTTCATCATAGTACCAACGGCCTTAAAACTAAACTTATCATTCGCTAGTTTTTGACCCTTTTTGCCAAGTTTCTCGGCGTCTTTTTGGTTTTCAAAACACCATCGCATATACTTGCGCAAATCGGCAATATCAACGTCGGCCCAATGTTGATCCGCTGTGTACCAAATATCGTTGCGGTCAACATCTGAGACGGGAATCATTTTGCATCGAGCCAGTAAAGCCGCCGCACCAGCATACTCGTGAATGCCGCCGCAATTCGTCGATATCACCGGATTACCCATGAGCATTGACTCCATTTGAGGGATGCCCCACCCTTCGCCTCTGTGCGCCGACACATAACAATTAAATGATTTATGGAATCGGTAAATTTCTGATCGATTCATTAAATGCGTATAAATGTAAACGGGGGCATAGTTTTTTAAACCCAACTTTGCTTTTGCATCGATAAATTTCTTTTTGATTAATTTCCTTTTTTCTGGTGTGAAATTGTCAACATAAACTTTTAGGGTAAGCGATACGTTAGGCACGTCCTCAAACTCGCGCCAAAATGACTCTAATAAAGCCATTGGGTTTTTTCTCTCGGTCCATTCAAATATTGAATAAAATCGGTAATCGTCTTTGTTTGGGATAATGAATGAGTCAACTTGCGGCGCCGGTGTTTGTATTGCTTCGGGGATTATGTAAATTGGAATATCTGTGATCCCGGCGTTTCGAATTGCTTGCGCATTAAATTCTGACCCGGTCCAAACTTCCTGACACATACGCACCCCAAATGCAAAGTCCTCTGGTAGTTTGTCAGTTTCCCAAAAAACCCGCCCAATATGATATTTTCCGGGTTCGATAAATCGCCCGTAAATATTTGGGGTAGTGTGTAAAATTTTGATATTATAATCCCCGGTTTTGCTTGAGGCGTTTCGCACTAATTCCCCCAAACTTCCAAACTCGGCAATCTCTAGGCAATGTTTGGTATATTCACCAATAACGCCGATTCCAACTGATTCTAAGGCACCGATATCGTGTCGGTTGGCTTCTCCATAACCTGAGTAATCAAAAGCCGGGCCGCAATATTTGACATTCATATTTTATTTCTTGATTTTTCGATAGCGTTTTACGTCATCGAGATCAATCAATTTTCCGCATTTTTTACAATTTACTTGTACTCCAAGCATTTTGTTCGAAGTTTCAATTGCAACGTTTGTGCAAGCGGGGCATTGATATTCATAAACTTTTTTATCGCCTTTAGTGACAACTTCTTTTGCTTCGGCTTTTTTCAAAGTCGCAACTCTTTTATCATTACTTTTGCTCATATATTTTCACCTCCTTAAACCAACTCGAGTGTTAAAATATTACTTGGTCGTCTCTCGGGTAGTGGCTTTTTCATTATATCGTCAATTATGGCTTTTAGCTTCTCGGCCGTCTTTTTATTGGTGTATTGGGTCACATACCGAGCCGCTAGCTTTCCTTTGTCGAGAGCTTCTTTTTGGTGTTCATAAACATAGCGCATCTGTTGGCGCAAGTGTTTAACATCGCAAACAACCATATTTCCAACATCTTGACCGCGATATCTTTTATAAATCCCGGGACAAGTTTCGTTAGCTTTGATCTCATACATATATCGACTGTTAAAGTATTCGCTTATTCCGTGAGCGTTGGGGACAATTGTCGGCATTCCTGTTGCCATAGCTTCGAGTGGAGTAATACCAAAACCTTCGCCCCGGCTAGGGAATACAAAAGCATCGCAATCGTGACAAAGTTCGGCCAATTGATAAGTCGGTATACTATCGGTGATAACTTCTATATTGGGATATTTAGATTTTGCGAAGGGGATCGGGGCGGACCCTAGATTTGTTTTAAAAACCATCTTGACGGGTTCATCTGGTTCAAATTCCTCATTAAACGCTTTGACTACTTCAATAAATCCTTTTCGGACATTGTAAGCGTTATAGTGTAAAAATTTAAAAGTTTCCCCGGTCGCGTTTTTTTGTTTGCGTTCTCTGTAGGTAAAGAATCGATCATCATATCCGAGCGGGACAACTTGCGCATCGATCCCGGATTTTTTAAATACTTCTTTGCACCATGTCGAGGGGACCAAAACAATATCGGCGGCCTTTAAGTATTCGGGCCAATCCGGGGGAATTTTATCACTTTCAAACATTGTATAAAGAATACGGAAAGGGGTATCAACTCGAGTAATAGAATAGGGGGCATGAAATAATAATCCAATAGTTTGACCTTTGTTTTGAAATCCAACTTTTACCCCTAATTTAACAAGCTCACGATAAATCCCGGCGCTTGCTGTGCCATAACCATCATTGCCGCTTGCTACTGTGGCCAAGAATACGTCACCGCCTTTATAAACCGTTTTAATATGAGCGCGCATCATTTTTTCTCGATAATCTTCGTCTTTGGCTAATTGCCAATTTTGAATCTCGCTTTTATCCGGTCGGGTAAACTTAGGCTTTTTTAGCCAAAATAGATATTTTTCCTCTGTATCTAAACAAACGATCCGACCGTAAGGATTTTTTATATAAAACATTACAAATATCTTACCATTAAACATAAAAAAAATACCACCGCCATTGCTGACGATGGTATCCGTTGGCTTAGTCTTAACGTAAAGCTAGACGCTCTCGACTTCAACGATGTGCTTAGGGTCGCATACTGCGCCGCCGTAAAGTACGTCAATTGAAAATCTAGTTCCAAGGTTTCCGTGACTATAAGATTCGGTAAGTCTGAATGATAAGCCGGTGTTTGGATCTGTGATAATGGTCTGTAAAGCCCCTTTACCATTTCCATCTAATGTCATCGGTCTATTAACTAGGATCATTCCGAATTTTGTCAAAGCGACGTTGTGGCGAGCTACGGGAGATCCGGAAGTTTGAATCAACTGAGATTCAAAAGTTTGGATTCCGTAAGTTTTGCGGATTACTCCGTCGCGAACGGCACCTTTGTCTTGATAGTCTCCACTAGTGTACTTATCAATAGTTAAGAGTTTGTCGACGATTGAAGTATCGGCGAAAAACATCTTTTCCATTTGTAGAGGTACTTTTTTACGAGCGAACCAAGATCTAATAGCTAAAAAGCTAGTTTCGATTGTGGTTGCACTAGTGTTATCCCATGAAGTCGTTTCAGAAATTGCGGCATGTAATCCCAAAAGATATGTCTCAATGTCCTCGGCTATTTGAATAGCCATGTTCATTGCATAGTCTTGTTGGAGATTAGGTTTTCTTAATAGTTTAGTTATATCTTCGTCTAAGACGTCGATATATTTGTGTCTATCAAGAGAAACGCTGATTTTATCTGCTGTTGGGGCCTGTGATTCCATTTCAGTACCGGGGGTCTTTGTCTTTACAGTCAAAGCGCCGGGCTTAGTGATATCAAGGGTGTCTCCATAACTTTTAAAATCTGAGCCAGTCCAGTCTGTGTCTTTACTAACAAATTTAGCAAGACCCATGTAACCGGGTAACTGTCTGATTGTTTCCATTGCAATTACGGTTGGAATTGCGTTTGCATCCGTGGTTGGTGTGAAATTTGGCATATTGTTCACCTCCTTAAGGTGTTTCGATATTCTGCAAGTCGGTAAACAAAACTATTACTTTCCTTCGCCTGCGGGGACTGCGCCGAAGATATTTCTATCCTCTGTGATTCCGCCTGAGCGTTGAGCCTTCGCAATCTCGTCATGGTGTTTATTATAAAACTCTGGATCTTGAATCTGAGTCATCGTAAACTTACCCGGCGTCGGATTGTTATTGCCCGGATTTGTAGGAGTTCCTACCGGTTGCGTGTTGTTAATTAAATATGGTCGACTTTCAACTAAGCTATCGACGGCCTCGGTGATTCCGGCATAAGTGCCGTCCTCGCCTTTGGTAATCTTAGACGAATCTATTAATTTGATCGCCGCATCGGTGTCTTTAATACCCTTTGCAACTGCCGCATTAATAATCTTGGTTTCAAGGCCAACTTTATCGGCTCTTGCAACTGCATCGTCGCGCTCTTTTTGTGCTATCTCTAAAAGCTCGGCCGTTTTGCCTTCTTTTTTAAGACGCTCTTTTTCGGCGTCGGCGTCGGCTTTCTCGCGGCCTTTAAGTTTAGACGAATCTTCCCTTAGTTTCGCAAGTCGCTCTGTTTTCCACAATCTTTCATCTTCGAGGACTTTTTTTAAGTCGTCATCCGAAAGTTTGCTCGGATCAAACACTTCCCCGCCTTCTCCCGGTTTTATTGTTATGGGGTCGGTTGCCCCGGGTGGGTCACCCGCTACGGGTGGTTTGTTGTTGTTGTCGGTTGGATCTTTAGGCATAAGTTTCCCTTTCCGCTTGGTAACCCGGTTGCGTACCGGTATGGGACCAAACTATTTATTTATAAAAGATCTTGTTATAATTATCTAACAATTACGAGGAATTTGCAATGCGCTTGATTAAATTGTAAGATTGTTGTAATATGGTTACGAAAGGAGAATACCAATGTCAAATAAATTTCCAAGATATTTCGTTGTAAACTTCGACACTTATGTCAAGGTTGAAAAGGCCGGGGATACAATAACCGGAATAAATCAATTAGGCAATCCGTATCCGCCCAAAATAGCTTTAATTGAGGGCAAAGAGATCACCGAGAAGGAATACGTCAAGGCGGTAACTATGTGGAAGGGATTAGTCAAAAGGACCTCAAAAACCTAATCTAGTTTTTGTTTTCGCATTCGCTTCTTTGTATAACTTAATCATTTTCTGTTCTGTTTTTTCCCAATCCTTAGCTTCCACTCTGACGTCATGATAAAAACGATCTCCTCCTAAATTCTTTTTAGCGTTCCACATTTCCCGAGTAGTGACTTGAATCTCAACTACATGCCCGGCCGGGGCCTTAATATTAATCATATTATTTCTATAATTCTCCGATCGATCTAATCCAATTTTAAGCCGGTCCACATTTCCAAAAGATGATTTTACCTCTTTGACCATTCGATCAAATTCTTTTTTATCCCATGGGTTATCAATAAAGATCACGGATCTATTCGCATCTTTTAATCTAAATACATCGCCGCCATAATCATTGACGACTTTTTGAGTTGCGCGATCGAGTTTTTTAACGGGTCCATGACTAAATCCCCATTTGCCCGATTTTGCCACTTTCTCTACCTGTTTTTTAAATTTAGCATCGTATTTTGTAGCCGGATCAATAACCGATTTATCTAGCGCTGATTTAACACCCTTTGCCATACTCTCCCCGGGCTTACCATATTTCCCGGTATCTGAATTATATGCTCTGGTCCTCTTTGATAATGAAGGGATTAAGGAATTTATAGCGTGGCGGCAATTGGGATGGAATAACCCCCCGGCTTCGGCTTCGGCCAAAGTATCATATCCGGGAGTACGCCCGGTCAAACTAAGGATCTTATTTTCCCACGGTCGACAAAGGTCGCATTCTCCGTGATGATCGGATACTTGGACCAAGTCATAATTATTCTCAACTAAGCGATTTGATAAACCCATATTGCGCGCTTCGACAACTTTCGTTCTAAAAAGCATTTCGGAATATCTATCAATTTTCCATTTACGCCCGCCCTTGTCTGTTAGCGCTTCTAAGCCTTGTTCTTGTAAAATTCCCTTTATCTGTTGACGCACCTTGCGCAAACTGTCTCCGGTCAATGCGCCGTGAGCTATCTCTTGAGTAACTAAATCGCGCACGGTTTTTCCTAATAATCTTGTCGCACTTCTTTTGATCCCGGTGATCGATTCAAAATAATAGGCGACCGTATCGTCAACTAATGCGACGATCGCTTGTTTGTGTAATTGACTAAATCCGCTTGTAACAGGGATATCGGCCCCGATGTTTTTCAATTGGCGCACCGCATCGTCGGCGCCTTGTTTGTAATATGGTGGGAGTTCTGTATTAACGAAATCTTGCACGTCGGTCCCTAATTCTTCAAGGATATCATCAACTTGTTTTAAAATAGCTTTGCGATTAGCCGTACCAAAGTCGGTCGCGGTTTCAATTTCTTTGACAATTCTTTTATACGAGGATTTAAGCATTGAGGTCAATGCATTTATTTGTTGAGTAGTCGGATCGATATTTATTGGGTATAGTTCTGGCATAAGCCCCCCTTATTTTTTTTGAGGCGGCTTTGGTGGCACTTCCTTTTTATTAAAAGGATCTCTTGTCGGATCTAATGTGTCCGGCATTTTTGCCTCATTTTCTTTATTAATATCATCAATCATTTTTTCGGCGGTTGCTTCGTCTACTCCGTGAATTTTCATTATAGAGGCTTTTTGGCTTGTAAGATTGGAGTCTGTTTTCTTGACTTCGTTCTCAATTAGCTCAGTATCATCGGCGGGAAGGCCATCTTGCCAAATTAAGTCAGGAGTTTCAAATTCCCACTCATACGCTTTGCCGTTTACTTTAGCGCCCCATGCCTTAGATAGTTTTTGCGCTACTACAATAGCCTCTTTGATAGCTTTGTCGTAATATAATTTTTTGCGATTAACTTTTGAAATGGTCCTTAGTAATTTGTATTTTAATGCTCGGCCGGTGTCACTTTGACCCTTACCCATTCCGAATGCGTCCGGGCTAACTTCACCGATCATATACATAAATTCAACTAATCTATCGATTTGCGCGAAGGCATTCTCGAGAGAGGCATCCCAAACGATATATTCCGGTTTGCCATCTTCGCCCTCTCCCATTTCAATAACTCGACCATCTTTTTTAGCTTTCCCGGTCTTTGGATCAATCACTCCGGGCGGGACCATTAAAATCGGGTCCGTGTGTTTATCGAGTACGTTGTCAATCCTCGATATACGATTATTAATAGCAAAGAAAATCGAATCTAAATCGTTATAGTCTGAAAATCCAAAATGTCGCTTACCATTTTTCCAGTTAGGAATGTGAATAAGCATATGACGATCAATTTTAGTGGCTTGGGAGTCTGGCAAGTCTTTAATTCCTAAAATACTAAGATCGGCTTTTTCTCCTACTTTGTCGCCATCCATTTTCCATACTTCGTTATAAATTACCCCGTATTTGTGAATTTCCCGGCGCAAATAATCTTCGTCATTAAATTTAAACAACCATGCCAATTCCTTGGTTTCAGGTTCGGCGCTAATATTAAAACCATCAATCCATGGGAAATAAATCGATTCCGGGACTTGTTCAAGCATTATGGACAATTCCTTATCGATAGATCGGCGCTTACCAACTCTCAATTTGATTAATGCATCCCCGGCCGCGCTATTATCAAGTTCACTCTCATATAGTAAAACATTCATTCCATTTTCTTCCCAAAAATCTTCGACCCATGCTTGCGCTTCTTTGTTTTCGAGTTTGGGTTTTACAGGTTCGCCAAATAACATATCGGCCACTAGGCGCGAAATCATGCCGGCAAAATTAATATAGACGTATCTAATTTTTGCATAGGCTTTGTTATAATCTTTGCTTGAGATCCTTTTTTTCCATGCCTCAAAGTGTTTGCCTTCGAATAACTGATTAAAAAACACATAATCGTTTAATCTGTTTTCGTCGGCGGTAGTATATGGGTATTTATCAGGCTTAGGGATGCCGTTCGAGCTAACTATATCGATGGGGGGTATTTTTTAGAATTTTTATCTTCGGCCATAGTATAAGTATATCACTTTAATTAGTTCGTCCGCTATATATTAATTGAGCGGATTGTTATTGGTAACCTTAGCACCGCGCTTTTCTGGTTTAACCTCAAAATACATTCGCATCATTAAGGTGTCGGCAAAATCCGGGGATCTCCCGATTATTGCTTTTATGTCTTGCTTGCTAATTATCCTAAATTTCGTATCTTTATCAACATCAATCGCTTTGATTGGTTCCAACTCTTGAAGAATATCGGCTTTAATTTTTACGCTATCAGTTTCAATCCGGATCAGTCTGTCGTTTGTATGCTCGGCAAGTTCATAGTAGCATTGTGTTTTTAAATTTAGATAATTGATTTTATATTCAACTTCTCGCAACTCTTTTTTTGAACGTTCGTCTATTGGGGCCGCATTGCTAACAAACCCTTTGCACTTTAAGTGATCGACTACTCCGCCCCCGATTCCGCCTTCGTCAACTAGGACATGCGATAACGGGACCCGCTCTTGAGTAGCCAATATTAAAATTTCGGTTTCAAGTGTTGGCATCGCCGACCTCTCATAAACCACTATTTTAACAACTTTTAAGCCCTCCCAAACCATAATCACGGCTTTGTCTACCCCAAAGCGCGCAATATCCCCGGTAATATATTTTTCTTTTGATTCATCCACAGTATTAGTAAATAGATCTGTGATTGCATCAAAGGAAAACAAATTGAGATCATCGTCTGAGTATTCCCAATTTCCAATTAATAAACGTTCGCGTAAAACTTTATCTTTGATCTTTTTGAGCGATTTAATGTAATGAGGGGAAATATAGGGGTTGTCGGTAACTAAGGATCTAATAAATGCCTGATCGATTGGGAGTGTCTTGTTTTTCCACGGTTTATAAAAAGTTGTGTATAACCAATTTTTTGACGGATTACAAGTCATTAATAGCTTGGGGATAAGTCCAAAATCATCTAATCGATATCTGATACGAGATAATAAAACCTCTTTGACTTTTTGATCTACCTCGGCGGCTTCTTCAATAAATGCCCCGGTCAACTCTAAGGATCCAAAACGTTCATAATTGGGATCGGAAGGCAAAGGGGCAAGGTCGGCAAGGATAAATTCTGACCCGCCCTCAAATGTAGCGGCCCCGGTGTCCGGATTGATCCCATTCTTAAACTTAATCGATCCCATTGTTGAATTATATATAAAATGCTCTTTGGCTCGGAATCCCCATTTTGCCATCAGGTCAAACAAAGAAACAAGCACCGTTTGTTTAAGACGCTTTTATTCTTTTCGGCCAATAAGCCATCGGGA